GTTAATAGCTTAGGAGGCTCTGTAGAAAGTATGACATGTCTGTATAATGATTTAGATGAATTAAAACCATCTGCTCCTTATAGCCAGGGAAAATTATTGAACAACTCGGGTCTTGAAAAACCAGGTATTGCACTGTCTCTTGAGTTGTTAGATAAAAACTATTTAGGCCCGTGTGTAAAAGCAGCTAAGCTTGTTGGGACAGTAACCGTACTTCAGGACATCTATTTTAACAACGGTGTCTTGGATTCAACCGCGTTATTAACGTTTGCTAATGGTGGTGATGTTTTTGTCCATACTTGGTATGACCAATCAATATACTCTAACCATGCAAAAACAACAGATATTTCTTTAATGCCATACATCGTTTTATCTGGATCTTATTTAGGTTATATTAAAAACAGAACAACAGCTTCTAATCAATCTATGTTGTCAAAGTTTAGTTATAAACCAGACGAAGAATTTTCATCTTATATAGTTAAACGTGTTACAGGTTCTGGTGTTGGTGGTGGTACAGATTCTAACACGTCTTACTACGGTGTTGCTCAACAGGGAAGTACACTTGATCCTCAAGATTTGTCAGGTAATGGCGGAACACCAACTTTTAATGATGCCTCTTCACCTATTCAGTATTACAGTAACGGCAGTGCTCTTACAAACCCAAATAGAGATGATTTGTATAACGAGATAAGCAGTGATTTTAAGTTAATAACCACATTAGCTACATCACAGCTAAGTCTTAAATTAATGGTTGGTTATGGTTTAGCTGCGTTTAATAATGTTTTGTATAAAGAGATAATAGTATATAGAGATCAAAGTGTAAGATCTCAAGTAGAGAAAGATATAAAACTAAGGTATAATTTAGCGTAATGAGCAACATAGATACATCATCTTTATATTTTTTAGCAACCTCAGGGGCAGCTAGTGATGGTTTCGCACATACCGTTAAGCCACTTGATGGTGCTGGTGACTTTAATGTAGTTCGTGGAAGTGGATTTCCAGCAACAAGGGTGGATGATAGCGGATATATATCTAAGTTTATGCTTAACCAGTTGTTGCGATCAAATACTTTTGATAACAGTGTTTCTTGGACTACTGGCTCTGATGCTACATTGTCTAGTTTATCTGATTATTGGATTTTTTCTTGTATTGGCACCTCGTTAAATGGTAAGCTTGAACAGTTGATAACAACAGATGGAGAAAGAAGATTGTACGTTCATGCTAAGCAAGGAACATTAAGTTACATTACACTAGCAGTTATATCTCCTACAAATGGCACTATATACGCGACATTTGACTTGAGTACCGGTAATCCAACAGATAGTTACACTGATGGTGCTTATGGTAGAACCATGGAGGATAAAGGTGACGGTTGGTATAGGTGTTCGTTTGTTGTTGCTACAGATATAACAGCTATAAGGTTTTATATTAGTGCTATTGATGGCGATTTTGGAACAACAGATGGAACTGTATTTATAAAAAAATCTATGATGTCAATAGGTAGTGGTATATATGAAGATATAACTACTACAACAAATCAAGACCCACTAAACAACAACACACCTAGATACGATTTCATTGACAATTGTGGCACATTACTTTTAGAAAGAGAGAGTGAGAATTTATTATACGACTCTAATAATTTTGATTTTGAGTGGCTTAATCAAGATTTAAGTGCTACTCAACTTGCTAATGCAAGTCCAGAAAACCAGAACAATGCTGTACGTTTAGTTGTAGGTAATAACAACTCTAATCATTCTGTATTTGCTAAAGCTGTTCAACTTATAGATGGAGAAAACTTTTCTTTTGCCGTGTATGTAAAGTACAATAATGTTAAATATGTTAGGCTAAAGATCGTTAGTAACGATGGTAACTTTACAGAGCTTTTTGGAGCCACGTTTGATATAGTTGAAAAATCTGTCATTGACAAAACAAACGCTACAGGTAGGTTTGCGTTAGCTGTAGGGAGTTATGATAGAATTGTTTTAAATGGGTTGATTACAAGCACCGCTAATTACAGAGCTGCTATTTATCTACTAGATGAAGACAGGAATGAAGTGTGGCAAGGATCTGGAGAAAACAATTACTTTTATGAGGCTACTTTAGAAAACAAAAAACAACCTACAAGTGTAATACCAAGATCAGGTGCTAGCATTTCTAGACCAATAGAACACATAGAACTGCTAAACAGTGATTTATTTGGAGGTGATGGATATATTTATGCGGAAGTAATGTCTACCGAGCCAGACTCTTCAACAGAATTCAACTCTATAAGTATAAGTAGAAATAACGCTATTGATGACAGGGTTTTTATATACTTCAAAAATGACGGAACTATTAATACAGAGGTTAGAGTTTCAAATAACAACTTGTTCACCACGAACTCAACAATGACACCAGGCTACTCGTATGGAACTTTTGATAAGTTTTACAAGATAGGTGTTAAGTATTGGAGCGGTGATTACTACGCTGCTGTAGATGGCGCTATAACGATATCTAGTAGTAGCACCGTGCAAATGCCTGAGCTTGATGACTTTAGATCAGCTAGTAATAACCCAACTGGTTACAACTTATACTTTAGTGGAAGAATAAAAAGATTGTTTTTCAACAGACATGAAGATTTTTCAATGCCTGATAGTATTATACTAACAAAAGTAGAAAAAGTGTTTGCTATGATCGGTCCATCTTCAATATTTTATGGTGGTCTGAGGGATGGAGATTTGGGAAGCGAGCAAAATATAAATAATTTAGACTCTTGGTCTAAGCTTAATATATTTCCAAACTTTAGCATATATAATTATGGTATCAATAGAACTAGATTTAACCAGCAGATAAGCCTAATACTTGATGACAATAGTCAGCCAGTAGGGCCAGAAGGTTGGAATACTAGAAGGACTGATGAAGGCGGCAATTTTGAAAACTTGACGGTTCCCAAGACAGTAGGATTCTATGACCTTAAACCTGACGTTGTACTAACTAGCGGTGGCACTATTCAACGCCTTGATTTTATTGTTGGTACATCTACAACGGAGGAGATAGAAACTCAAGAAGGAATAGTGAAAAATAATTTAAGAAAACTATTAAACTATAACATAAGCCAAGGTATCCTTACTATAGTTCAGAAGACACACAACATAGGACAGTATTATAGCGGTAGTTTTGTTCCTTCTAATGTATACGCATCAGCAGAGGTTGTTAGAGGTTGGCAACAGTCCGTTGTTGATGAGTACACAGGTGCCAGCGCTGAATTAATAGCTGTTATAGATATGAAAGATATTTTAAACGATAGCGATACAAGCCAGTCTAGTGCGGCAGGTTCTAATACAAACTCAGGATACACGGGTCAGCAATACTTACAATCTGATCAACAGCATTGGAATGAAGTTGGATATGCTAAGATAGCTGAAGCAGTGTACGATATACTAGAAGAAAAAATGCCTAGTGCGCTTAAATCAACAAATACATATCCATAATTATTATACATTTGAGTTAAAATTAAATTAAAATGGCAAAAGCAAAGAAAATTACAAAAGAAGAATTGCAAGAGTTAACAAGTGTAATAAACAATGTTAACCAAATTAAAATCTCTATCGCTGACGTAGAACAACAAAAACTACAATTGTTCAGCGTTTTACAGCAACACCAGGAAAAACTAAAAGAACAACAGTCTGCTATTGAGGAAAAATACGGTGAGGTTACTTTAGATTTATCAGATGGTAGTATAGTTCCTGAAGATGAATAACCTTATAAGAAAAATAACTATTGGTAGAGACTACAAAAATGAAGCCATGCACTACTCTGTTGGACAGGAAGTCTACGGTGGGCATGTTATAGATAGTATAGTAGAGCTTGAAGATAAGTTTAGTATATATATCAAAAAAGGTAGCAACGTTTTGCCTTGGAAAGACTTTAACAAAAACATGGGTGTTGCTGTTGAATATAACCTTGAGTACTAATGAAGTCTATATTTGATTTTGTTGTAAAGCCATTAGGTGGTAGATCTAAAAACAAAAAGAAAATAGGTGAAAAGCAGCTTATACTAAACACGGATCTTCAAGATCATAGATACGTGAATAGAATAGGTGTTGTTGTAAGCGTTCCTGTAGAAAACGATACAGGTGTAGAAATAGGTGATCAGGTTATTGTTCACCATAATGTTTTTAGAAGGTTTTATGACGTTAAGGGTAGAGAGAAAAATAGTAGAAGCTATTTTAAAGAGGATACCTATTTGTGCGCTAAAGACCAAGTTTACATGTATAAGAGAGACGATGTTTGGAAACCTTTAAATGGTTATTGCTTTGTTAAACCTATACAGTCTACAGATAAATGGACTATAGAAAACGAAAAGCCTTTTACAGGTGTTATAAAAATGCTTGGAAAAGATCTTTCTAAATTTGGTTTAAAAATAGGAAACCTAGTTGGCTTTACACCTAGAAGCGAGTATGAGTTTGTTATTGGTGATCAAAGGATGTATAGGGTTTTATCAAAAAACGTGAATATAGATTATGGACATAAAGGAAACGAAAAGGAATATAATCCTAGCTGGACATAAAGCTGTTGAAGAACTTATTAAAGTTGCTGAAGAAAAAATAATAACCCACTCAGAAGACGATGTTTCTGCAGATAGGTTAAAGAATGCTGCGGCGACAAAAAAGCTAGCTATATTTGATGCTTTTGAAATATTAAACCGTATTAACGAAGAAGAAGCTATGCTTGAAAACAAGCCAAAAGAAGAAACTCAAACAAAAGCATTTAGTGGTTTCGCTGAAAGAAGATCTAAGTAATGTACGAACAGAGTCTGTATAGCATAATAAAACCGATTAAAGATAGCACTATTAAAAGATACAATAGGGCTAAAAAATGGAAGTACGGTTACAATAAAGAATTTGATTTTATTGTGATTAGTAGATCTGGGCAGATTGGTGATATATACCAAATACAGAACTTAAAAATTGCTTTACCTAAACAGAGCAATGTTCATGAGTTCACTGAAAAAAAGTGGACACCTTTTGATTATCCCAAAGAGCTCAAGAGAATAAAAAGTGTTTTTGAATGGAAAGAATATCCAGACAATTTCAAAGAAAACTGGGAACACTACATCGATGAAGAGTTTAATAGAAGGGAGAATGGGTTTTGGTTTAAAAACAACAATGTACCTGTGTATATCACTGGTACTCATTACATGTACCTGCAATGGTCAAAAATTGATGTTGGAAAACCAGAGTATAGAGACGCGAATAGACTCTTCTTTATATTTTGGGAAGCCTGCAAAGCTGATACTAGATGCTACGGAATGTGCTACCTCAAGAATAGACGGAGTGGGTTTTCATTCATGGCATCCGGTGAAACTGTCAACATGGCAACAATATCAAGTGACGCCAGATTTGGTATCTTATCAAAAACAGGTGCTGATGCCAAAAAGATGTTTACCGACAAAGTTGTACCCATCTCAGTTAACTATCCGTTTTTCTTCAAACCTATCCAGGACGGTATGGATCGGCCAAAAACCGAACTTGCTTATAGAGTTCCAGCTTCTAAGCTCACTAGAAAATCCATACAATCGCAAGAAAAACAAATAGAGCTTGAAGGTCTTGATACCACTATTGACTGGAAAAACACCGGTGATAACTCGTATGATGGTGAAAAGTTAAAATTACTAGTTCACGACGAGAGTGGTAAATGGGAAAGACCTGATAACATACTCAATAACTGGCGTGTTACTAAAACATGTCTTAGGCTTGGTTCTCGTATTATAGGTAAATGCATGATGGGATCAACATCTAACGCTTTAGACAAAGGCGGTGATAATTTTAAAAAGCTATACTACGACTCTGATGTTACGCAAAGGAATAAAAACGGGCAAACAAAATCAGGTCTGTACAGCTTGTTCATACCAATGGAATGGAATTATGAAGGTTTCATCGATGAGTATGGCAACCCAGTATTTGAAACTCCCGATAAAGCAGTGTATGGACCACACGGGGATGAAATTGACATCGGTGTTATCGAGAACTGGGAAAATGAAGCAGAAGGGTTAAGAGGTGATCAAGATGCTCTTAATGAATTTTATAGGCAGTTTCCACGAACAGAAGAACACGCCTTTAGAGATGAGACTAAAGACAGCTTATTTAATCTAGCTAGAATATATGATCAAATAGATTTCAACGAAGGCATTGTTAGGGATGGTTTAGTTACAAGAGGTGGTTTTCACTGGAAAAACGGAGTTAAGGATACAGAGGTATTCTTTAGCCCAGATCCAAAAGGTAGGTTTATAATTTCTTGGGTACCAGATAAACAACTGCAAAATCGAGTGATTATAAAAAATGGGGTAAAATATCCTGGAAACGAACACATGGGCGCTTTTGGTTGTGACTCTTATGATATCAGTGGTACTGTTGATGGTAAGGGCTCTAATGGTGCTCTACACGGTTTAACAAAGTATTCCATGGAAAACGCACCACCAAATCATTTTTTTCTTGAATACGTTAGTAGACCAAAGACTGCTGAGATATTTTTTGAAGACATTTTAAAATCTTTGGTATTTTATGGAATGCCTGTTTTAGCAGAAAACAATAAACCTAGGTTTTTGTACTTTTTAAAACAAAGAGGTTATAGAGGTTTCTCTATGAACAGGCCTGATAAAGTTTGGAACAAGCTATCTGTAACTGAAAAAGAGATAGGTGGTATACCAAACTCTAGTGAGGATATAAAGCAAGCACACGCTGCTGCTATTGAGACATACATAGAAACATACGTAGGTCAAGTTAATGATGGTGAGTATGGTAACATGTATATGAACCGAACTTTGAACGATTGGAGTAGGTTTAATATAAACAAGAGAACTAAGTTTGACGCTAGTATTAGCTCTGGCTTAGCAATAATGGCTTGTAACAGGCATTTGTATAAACCTGTTGCAGAAAGAACAACTAAAAGTATAAACTTTGGTTTTGCTAAATATAAAAACAGCGGTAGCAAATCGCAGATAATAGAAAATTATGGCTGAGTCAGTTATAAAGAGTTATTTTCCTAGTCAAGTAGCTAGTGATCAAGAAAAACTAAGTCTAGAGTATGGGCTTAAAGTAGGTAAAGCTATCGAGGATGAATGGTTTAAAAGAGATGGTGGTGTTTACAGATTTCACAGTAACCAAGAAACCTTTCACACTCGTAGGCAATACGCTAGAGGAGAACAGTCAATACAGAAATACAAAGATGAA